ATTACAAGCATATTCGTAAATATCGTCGAATATACACTCTCTGACCGTGCCGGCAGTCGTGATCATAATTACCAACGGCTCACGGCGCGCAGATTGGCTTTGCTTCATAACCTCGTAAAGGTTTCTGTCTTTTACGCCGTGGAGCTCGTCGATAACTACCAAATGGGAATTTAGCCCGTCTAGGGTGTTGCTATTCTTGCCTAGCGGCATCATCTTGGACATATTAAGAGAAAAATATAAATCGCTCTTTCTCTTTTTTAGAAATTTGCTAAGTTGCGGGCTTTGCTTTACCATATTTAGGGTTTCATCAAATACGATCTTGGCTTGCTCTTTTTTGGTAGCTACCGAATAAACCTCTGCGCCCGCTTCGCCGTCGGCAATCAGCATATAAAGGCTAAGGCCTGCTAATAGCGAGCTTTTACCATTTTTTCTAGCCACCATAAAAAAGGCCTCTTTGTATTTTCTTAGCCCCGTCTTTTTATCTACAAAGCCGAATAGCGCAGAGATAAAAGCTTTTTGAAATAGATCGAGCTTTAATGGACTGCCGGCCCATTCGCCCTTTGAGTGTTTGCAAAATTTCTCTATAAACTCGATAGGCCTTAAGGCTTTTTCTCGTCGAATTTATACTGGCCGCTTTTGTCTTTCATGTCGTTTATTAGCTTGTCGTAAATTTTTTCTACTCTTTTGCTGACTAATATTTCGCCCGTTTTGATTTTGCGATAATACTCTTTTACGAAGTTCATTATTTGCTCGAGATGAAATTTATCAGCTCGCTATCGTCGGCGGGAGACGGATTTTTATCTATCAGCTCCATAAGCTGCCTATACACTAGCGAATACCGCTGAATAGTCGTGTTGTAGCTTTTTAGTGCAGAATTCTCCCTAATAAAGCTTTGTTTGCCCTGGTTAAATTCCTCTAAAATTTCGCCTTTTTCTACTACTTCTTTAAGTCTTTGCATGGTTTTATTCATAAATTTTAACTCGATTACCAAATCTTTGGCCACCTTTTGCCTACTTTGCGGCGCAAGCTTAATAAGCTCGTCTAGTTCGTCATTGCTTGATATTTTTCTTGTTTTTGCCATATTAACCCCCTTGTGGTTTTGCCCTGGAGGGAATTTAGAAGCTCCCCCGCCGATTTTCCCCGAAACTTAGATTAAACTTAAGACGGGGGCTACTTAGCTAAAATCTATCCAAAGACCTTAACTAAATCGCCGTTCTCGTCAAATTTTAATCCCTCTACCGTGCAGCTTCTCTCAAAGTGTTCTTTGTTGTGGCAGTCCTGACAAAGCAGCTCCATGTTCTCCCAATGCAATGTTAAATTAAAATCGTTCTGATTGGTTTTGCTTAGATGCTTTTTGTGATGGACTATTCTACCTATGTCGCCGCAACGCTCGCATATTCCGTTTTGAGAAATATAATAAGCGTTGCGCGTCTTTTTCCAATTTTGGCTTTGATAGAATTTATTATCAATGCTTCTCATCTACTAAACCCGGCTTTGAGCGATAACGCTTTTAAGAGATTATCTATAACCTTGCCTAGCTTCTCGCTCTCGCTTTGCTCGGCGTTATACCAAAGTATCAAGATAAATTTACTTAGCTGTTTGGCTAGCGGCTCTTTTTCTTGCGCCTGCTTGTTTAGCCCGGTACTTACCTCGATATAATCAGGGATTGCATTTAGCAACCCCTTTATTATTTCGTCGTTCTCGTTGCCGTCGAGCCTTAGCCACTCTCTAGCTTCCGCGACTTCTATCATCACGCTGCCCTTGATAGCTTGATAAAGGCTTCGTCTACTATCGGCTTGCAGTCGGCTATCGCCAAAGCCCTATAATCTATCTTGCCGGACTTAAAGCTTGACTGCGTTGAGCTTTCAAGCATTATGCCGCTAGGTAGGTTATAGCCTAGGTAGTCGAAGTTTCCGAATATTACGTTATCGTTTGCCATGTAGTCATCCACTATAACCTCAAAGCCTAATATCTTACCTACGTTCTCGCTCTTTGGATCAAGTACGAATATCGGGCGTCCGTTCGTGTCGGTTAGTCCGTAGAATAGATTAAATAGCGTTGCGTTGCTCATCGCCCATTTGGCGTTTGATGCATAGCCTCGCTTTAACGCTCCCGCTACTTTTACCACGTCGGCATAAGTTAGTCCGGCTTTTTTGAATTCAAAGTGGTTGCTATCTTTTACCCAAGTTATACCGCTTAGTACGCCTTTGCCCTGATTAGTTCCCGTGCCGTTAATAAGCGCATCCGAGATACAATTCATTACAGAGCTTTGGAGTTCCTCTATGATGTAGGTCTCAAATGCCGATACGCTCATTTTTGAGGCGGCTACCGATAGAGAAAAGACTTTCATTATCTCGTAGGCTTTAAAATTAACTATTGCAATATCAGGTCTTTCCTCGCTCACGTCTGCGCCCTCTGTGTGCCAGCTGGCTTTAGCAGTTGGAGTTCCTACCGGTATATCGATATTAGACGGCATCGCAAAGCCTCTTGAAACCCCGATTACGCCGCCTTGCGTTCTAGCCTTACTTATTACTTCGTTTAGCGTAGATGTAGGGATTACGCCTGCGACATTGCTTAGGCTTGCAAAGCCAGACGCTCTTAGCTCCATCTGCGCCGCATTCATAGCTCTTTGTTCGGTCGCATTTAGCGGTTTATTTAGTAAGGTTTTGAAAAAGGCTTGTTTATATTCGCTTGTACCAAATACGTCTTTTGGCTCTGTGCTTCTTACCTCAAAGCCCATATTGTCAAGCTCTTTTAGCCCGTCCTCTTTGCTTCTAGTCTGCTTTTCACCTAGATGCGCTTTAGCTTCTTTTAGCCCGTCGATTTCGATATTTATCTCGTTCATATCGATATTGGCGTTAGTGTTGATCTCTTGCTTGATCTCCTGCGCTCTAGCTTCGATTTCTTTTAGGGTTTTTGTTTTGTAGTGGTTAAAGGCTTCCGCCACGGTCTTAAATTTCATCGTTTTTCCTTTAGTGTAAAATTATGTTGTTTAGTTCGATAAGCTTTTTTGTTCGCTCGTCGTCGTTAAAAGCGTTTATCCTACTCCTAGCCTCTACGCTTGTCGCGCTGTATGCAGGATATGGCGTTACGCTAACCTCATATACCTTGTCTATCTTATGAATAGTTCTGGTATTGCTCGCTCTGTCGTAGCTGTCTCCGCCCTCGCTTACTTTGAAGCCGAAACTCATTGCCGTTAAGTCTCCGCGCTTTACAGCGGCGTATATCGATTTGGCTTCCGCCGTATCGGGTAAAGTAGCTATCATTTCAAGCCCTGCCGAGCTTTTATTAAATTTCATCGTTTTTGGAGTTCTTGCTAGCGGCACTTTTGAATTATCGTGGTTGTATAAAAGCCTCGTGTCGCTTAGATCGCACCCATCAAGCGCGGTAGGCAATATAACCTCATTGTAGCTTAGCCCGCTATCGTTTATGGTGGCCGTTTGGTTAAAGACTATCGGCAAGCCCGTTAGTATCATATCCTCGCTCGCCTTGATCTCGCAACTTCTGATTTCTTTCATTTTTACTCTCCTACCTGATATTTATTGGCCTTGTCTGCATCTACCACATTAAGCGTTTGAAGTCTTTTGTCTCCGTCTTGCACTGCTGGTAAATTTAAAATTTCCAATGCCTGATTTATACTAAGCAGCCCATAAGGCATAAGCTCGGAAATTAAATTTATTTTAGTGGCGTTGCTTGAGAATTGAAGTCTACCGCTCTTAAATGTAATATAGTTTTTAAATTTAATCTCTCTTTGGGTGAAAATCTTTCTAGTAAATTCTAAGCTCATCTGCACGGCCAAAGGCTCTATGACGCTCTCATAAAAAGCTCCCCATTCGTTCTCGTTGTAATTGCTCTTTACGATATTTTCACTAATGCCCAAATAGTCGTAAATTTTATTTTTTATCGCTGCTAGCTGTTTATCGTCTATGCTTACGGGCTTGCTCTCGATCGGTAGAAACGAGCTTTTGGCGTCTGTTATCACTACGCCGCCGTTATTAGACACGCCTAAAAAGTCTTTTATAAACCGCTCGCGCATCTTTGTCATTTCAGCATCGGGTAGTACCTGCTCGTATTTCATAATGCCTCTGATGTTGGCTCCGGCTTTTATGGCGGTATTTAGCCCCTCGTTTTGAGTATGGGCCAAATCTAAGGTATTGTTGATCGCATCGTTGCTGTCGCCGAAATATTTAGAGCTATTAAAATGACGTCTTAGGTGAATGATATTTTTGTAGTTTTGGATTAACTCCCCGTCTTTAGCGATAAACCTAATATAAAGCTCTCCGCGTCCGTCCTGCAAAAAGGCTGCGTTGGTCGCATCGATAGGATAAAAGCCTTTGATACCCGTTTCGTCCTCGTCTATCAAGATAAAGGCGTTATTATGAATATAAAGGCGAGTTACCACCTTATACAAAAAATCGTAAGCGTTCATTAATT